CGACAGGGTTGCCGATCCAGATGAGGCGCGTTCGTGCGCTGGTTTCCTGGCTGACGATCTTGGTGATCTGTGCACGACCTGACGACCGAACGGCGGACATCTGCTCCATGATGTTCTTGTCCGCAATACCCGACACTTCGTCGAGCACCACGAGCCGCCTGTCGTTGAGGGGAATGGTTCCCCAGCGCACCATCCAGGACTTCGAACCAGCCTGCTCGGCACCGCCCACCAGACCCGCGAAGGTTGCCCCTTCACACGACTTCAGAACCCCTGCGTTGTAGTGATCACTGAGCCGGAGGGCAGCCTCACTCTTGCCGGTTCTGGTGTCACCGAGCACCAGAAGCTCGAGCCATCCCTTGCCCAGGACAACGTCCTTGAACTTGAAGTCCATGACGCTGTGCCAAACCACGTCGTACGCGACATGCAGTGGCACCCGCCCGTAGATCTTGGTGACGTTGGCCTCTAGGTCGCGGGCGATGTCGCCCATCTTCTTGAGCACCGGCTGACCCTTGCTAGGCTGGAACACCTTCAATTGTTGACGAAGCTCGGGCGTCAACTGGAAGATGTCGATGTTGGTCTTGGTCTGCTCGCACTCCCAACTCTGGAACACCGCCCGGCTGTTCTTAGGCTCCGCCGTGTTGAAGCCGACGAGCCTACTGGTGGTGTTGACAGGAGTGGCATACTCGCCGACGTTGTAGACCTTGCGAGTGATGGGCGTCTGGGTCTGCTCGTCGCGATTGTCCACCGACGGCAGCACAACGAGCTCTTCAACGTTCCACTCGGTCTCGGCCTCAATGTCGACAACCGTGCATCGGGTGGTGATGTTGGCTCGCCTCTTGAGGGCAGCATCAGCGTTGGTCTTGGACACGTCGATTAGCTCCAGAAGGAACGGATCGTCCTTGCTGATGCGCTCGGTCATGTCGCCGCCCAGACTGCTCATCGGGCACTTGCTGCACTGGGCTTGCGAGAGACTCTGGTCGCACATGTAGCGAACCTTGCGAGGAAGCAGATACGGCGGCTGTACCTTACCGGCAACTGTCACAGTGATCTCGAGCGGCTCTCCCTTGTGGTCCGAGGAGAGGCTGTGCTCCAGCGTGACCTTCTTCGGCTCCATCGAGAGCCGGTCTTTCGCCGCCTTCTTGCCGTATGGCGTCTTCCTCGTCTCATCCATCAAGGCGTGGAAGTCAGAGGCGGTGTAGCCCTGATCGACGAAGTAGTTGGTGAGGTCAGACCCCTTTACCGTAAGGGGAAGCTTGATGATGTAGACCGCCTTGGCATAGCGACTGATGCCAGCGGCAACCTTCAAGGCACCGTTCGTGCCCGCGTCATCTACGTCGTAGCAGATGAACACCTCCTTATCCTGGAAGAGAGGGTTCCACTGCGTCTTCCACACACTCGCCCCGGCTGTGTGGCTCATGGTGGGGAGGCCGTGATGCTGACCGATGATGGCGTCAAGCTCGCCTTCGGTAATGATGATCTCCGGCTCGCTCAGCATCCACGGCAGGAACAGACGGGCCTCGCCATGCCCTTGCAGGTTGAGCATCTTGTCGGCGGACTTCGTTGCGTTGTGCTTGTACCGCCGCACATTCTGAAGAACGCCGTCCGCGTCGCGCACCGGGATGGTGAAGCGGTCCTTGTGCCAGCCGATCTCGAACTTCTCGATCGTTGCCTCAGACAACCCTCGCTTGCTCATCATGACACCGAGCATCGTGGGGCTCTTCTGGAGAGCCTCGACCCACCGACGGACTTCCTCATCATCTGGCAGGGGCACACCGCCCTCGCCTCTCTTAGACGGGGCATCGTCAATGGACCGCACCCTGCGGGAAGACGACTGGGGAGGGGAGGAGCTACCGCCCTTTCGAGGGAACGCCTCTGGCCACTCCTCACGGCAGACGTTGAATAGGCGGCTGAAGCTCATGCCACCGCAACCACCGAAGCAGTAGAACTGACCCTTGCTGAAGTTGTAACTAGCGCTGGGAGTCTTGCTCTGTTCCGGGTCCTCGTGGACAGGGCAGAACCCCCGCTGTTCGCCGTTGTCGTTCACTTCCCCAGTCAGGAACATGGCGAACTTCTCTTGCCACCCACTGGACTTCGGAACTGCGTTCATGTGCCCTCGCCCTCATGTAGAACAACCCCGCCCATGCGCTCCTCGGTGCCCGGTTCGTGCCGGTGGAGCGGCTTGCCAGCGTAACCCTGATCGTTGCCAGAGGCATGCAATGCCTCATGTTCGACAATGCGGTTCAAGGTGCTGCCGGAACCCACGAACTGATCGTGCATGTGCCAGAGATGTTTGTTGATCTCTTTGCGCTCTGGTGATGAAGCGTGCTTCCGCTTCCCAGCGCTCACTCGTCGTCGTCTTCGGTCTCGTTGGGGTTGCGCTCCTTCCACTCCTTCAGCGCATGAACGAGATTGTGGCCTCGGGCCTCCAGTGCCTCGCACACAAGGATCCGAAGGAAGGTGCGAGAGGAGATGTGCATGGCGGCAGCTTCGCCCTCCACGATCTCCTTGATGTGCGGCTTGAGGTTGGTGCCGATGCGGTTGGCCCGTTCGCGCTTCACACGAGCCGCCTTGAGCTCCCTCCGACGCTGCAAATCAGCGTCAGAATCCTCGAGGGTACTAGTCATGCCAAGCTCCTAACTAACCTACTTACTACTACTATCTCTCTCTCTTTGAGAAGAGGTAGTAGTAGTACGTAGTACGGATACTGCGGTGTGCTGCCCACTGTACCGGCAACCACCTGTTCTCTGCAGTCAAACGATCTTCATCAAAGTTGAGGGCCTATATCGATCTTTGCCCTCGACAACGAACGCCCTAAAATGACTTCCTGTCATTTCCGTCTCCTCCGCCTACCGCGTCGCCGATCCTGCGGGAAAAACGCAGAGGCCCCACGCGTATACGCAAGGTCCTCGGTGTTTTGCAACTCCGTGGGGGTATAGCTCCCTGGGGGCCGAGGGAGACGGAAATGACAAGAAGTTGAAGAGCGGTCGTTCTACCCTCCCGCGCATCACCTCGCCCCGCAGACTGAAGGCGGTTGTGCGTCTTCGTAGATCGGTACCTAGCCAGGGGCCGAGCCATAGGGGTTTCCGCCTTTCTAAGGCCGATAGAACACGGATGCGGTGGGGTTGTGGGCTGGGGTGGCCCACACAGCCGGAAGGGGCCACCGACATTAGTTGCCGGAGGCCCCTTCCTAGGAACACCTCGATCAGAACGGGGTGTCGCCGTCCTTCTTCTTCTTCTTGCCCTTCGAGGCAGCCTTGCCGTTGCTCGAGGGCTTCGACTGCCCATCACGAGGCGGGAGGACGGTGCGGATCTTGGCCCGCTTCTCGTCTTCGTACGTCTCGTTGATCAGCTTGCATCGAACGGGTCCCGCCTTCGCCACGATCTGCTCGTGGGTCAGGTCGACGCTGTCGTCGTCGGGGCCGAGCAGGCCCAGGGCCTCGAAGATCTGGACCTCCTTCCACGCCGTCGAGTCGTCGTTGGTGTAGACCCAGCCAGCCCAGCCGCTGTACGGTTCCTGGGTGCACTCGAACATCCAGACGAGCTTGTTGCCTGCGGCATCGCCGCCCTCGTGGTCGTCCACCTTCTTCAGGTAGAAGTCGTAGATGCCCGGCTTCGGTACGTCGCCCGAGTACTGCTGGGTCTCCGCCGAACGATCGACGTTCTTGTAGCTCCGCTTGACCTTGCCCATTACGCCGCTTTCTCCTTCTTCTTCTTCGGTGCCTGATGAACGACAGACGACGCCTGCCGCTTGGTGACCGCCTCGTTCATCTCGGCGATGTTCGGTCGGTCGATCACCTTGCCGAAGGCATCGTGTCGGTCCTTGGCGATCCAGCGATCGCCGCCGTGAACCCAAAGCCTACGGTACTCTTCGTCTTCGTTGTCCTCGTCCTCTGCTACCGTCAGCAGGCCGACAAGCGTGACCTTGCCACAGATGAGGTTGGACAACGGGTAGCCGCCCTTCGCCCTACCGATGGCGGGCAGGACCTTGAGGATCTCGTCGCCGTCCTCGTCCTCCGTGGTGTGGGCGGCTTGCTGTGCTGTGTAGAGCACGTTGATCGGCAGCCGGTTGAAGCTGTCAACCATGTTCTTGATCTTACGGTCGACGATGCCGTAGTCCTGGATGCGGGCCTCGAACTGCTTGCCGATGCTGGCCAGGTGGTCCTTCCAGCACATCTCCTCCATCTCCGTGATGGAGTCGACGGTCACCCAGTCGTATTCCTTGTGGCCCTCCTTCTTGATCCAGTCGTGGGCCTCCTTGACATCCTCCCAACCGTCCATGATCCACTCGTCGGCGTCCGACCCGAACGCCTTCGCCGACTCGGTGCCCGCCGCTTCTACGGACAGGATCAAGTTCTTCGGTGCCGTACCCGCGAGCACTGTCTTGCCGACACCGCTCGGAGCGTAGATGAGCCAGTTGCGCTTGCCGCGTTCGTTGCTCTCGGCAAGCTTCGTGATGGCCTTCGGTCTAGCCACGCTTCACCTCGAATCCGCCCTCCTTCATTGCCTTCCGGTGGTCCCGGTAAGGGTCTCGCTTGACCATCGTGGCGGCTCGGTACTCCCAAGCCTCCTCGGGGTTCTGTTCGTGTAGCTGGCACATGTCGAAGAGCGGACACCTAACACAGTCCTCTCCGGTGTGCTTGACGGGCTGGAGCTTTCCCTTACGAATAAGGGACATCCAGACCGCCTCTTCCTGGACGCGTCGTGCTTGCGTCACCCGCTCCTCGGGGGAGCGGTAGACCTCTTCGCGGTGAAACAACTCCGCAGGCTGCGTCTTGCTGACGTCGCCATACACCGTAACGTGCGGCAAGTGCTGGGCCACCAGAGCGTGAAGAACGGGGATGGTATCCCTTGCCCCGTATGGCACTTTCGCAGCGTCTAGGACCGCTTGGTAGTGCACCTTCTGCGGCTTGTTTCGAACCAGCCCCTTCTCGTCGCGAGGGCGGGTGTCCGGGAGATGCTTGCGAAGGGCATTGAACACCAGCCCCTCGATCGCCTCGCCTCCCTTGAAGATGCCCTTGGCAACGAGGACCTCCGGCGCGACCCAGAGGTAGCTACCGGCTTGGTCGTTGATCGTGTAGAAGCTCCAGTTCGTGGGGAACGACCGCCGCGTCTTGTGGTCGACTACCTTGTAGACCTTCTCGACCATGTCGTACACGACAAGATCCCAAGTACCGCAGTAGACCACCAGCGTCTCATCTGGCTTGGTGGGGCGCGGTACGTCGATCTGGAAGGTGCCCTCGGTGTCGAGAACTTCCCACTGGCTGTCCTCGCCGAACTCCGCGACGTAGCCCAGCAGCATTGCCCGCCCGAGTTCCTTGCCCTCGACAACTTCATCCTCGTCGAGCTCTCCGCCCTCGGTGTAGACGCGGCGTACCTCGTCGTCCAGGCTCTTCTCGAACGCGGCCAGCATGGCTTCAACCGAACCCCGCTTCGTGCCTACGGGGTAACGAGCTTCGAGGCCCTTGTGGATGGCCTGCCCGAACCAAGCCCATGTCGGCTCGCGCTTGCTACGCCACCACTGGTTCCAGACCTGATCCCACATCCAGGGGCAACGCTTGAAGTCGCCGCGTTCGCTAGTTCGGAGGAGTGGTGGATGGTCAGCTTTCTTCTTCTTGGTCTTTGCCACTAGCAACGACCTCTCTCGGGTGTCACAGGATGCCCTCCTTCTCGACACTGCTCAAAGGGTGACACGGAACGGGCCTCGGCTCGCTCAACCGCAGCAACGGTACGCGAAACTACCGAGTCGCTCCGTGTCACCTTTTGAGCCGGGGTCCCCATGACTGGGTCGAACTGGATGGTGGGGACCCCGACGCGCCGGAACGTAGTACGAAATCAGAACGGGGACTTGGTGGCCGCAGCCTCGGCGGTCTCGGCCTCCTTGATGGCCTCCGCACTGGTCTTCTTGCCCCGCCGCTTCGCCGCAGGCTTCTCGCCCTCGGTGGCAGCTTCGGTCGACGCCTTCTCGGCAGCCGCCGCCTCCTTGGCCGCCTTGGCTTCCGCCGCCGCCTTGTCCTTGGCAGCCTTGGCCTCGGCCGCCTTGGCAGCCTTCTCGGCCTTCTCGGCCTCCTTGCGAGCCTTCTCCTCCTCGCGAGCCTTGGCCGCCTCGGCGCGCTCCGCCGCCTTCTTGGCCTTGGCCTCTTCCTTGGCCTTGGCCGCCTCGACCTCGGCCTGGGCCTTGGCCTGCTTGACCTCGGCGTAGTGCTCGCTCGTCTTGCGGAAGGCGACGCGGGTCGAGTACACGAGGAAGACGGCGAGCGGGTCGACGTCGATGCCCGTCTGCTCCTTGATGTACTCCGCGTGCTTCTCGTGGAGGACGCCGACCTTCGTGCGCGGGTCGACGGTCTCGGTGGTGGCCTCGGCCTCGACCTCGGCCGCCTTGTCCTTCTTCGGTGCCATGTTTCTCGTTGCTCCTTGCTGGTGGTTGGTGTGCTTGCTGAGGTGAGTAGCCTCTCAGGTTTGCGCCTTCAAAACAAGGCGAAACGAGGCTGGTTGGTCTTCCGGTTAGTCGTTGAGGCCTCGACGCGAAGTGCCCTTGATTCGCACCTGTCGAACCCTGGGCGGCACAGCACCGCTGAGAACGTCGGCCTCGGCCTTGGCCCGGTTCGCCTTGTGTCGTGCGTTCTTAGCTAGGTCTTCGACCCTGGCGTGCATGGCTGCGGTGTAGCCCTGTCGGTACCCCACCCACACCGCCGCCGAGACCAAGGCCAGCGTGATCACAAACTCAAGCGCGAGACGCCACATCATCCATCACCCCTCTGTGCTTGCTTACGGAGAGCGGCTGCCCTCCGCTTGTTCTCCTCGAAGTCGCCGTAGTCGTAGGCGAATCCCGGCAACTGCACTCGCTTGTGTTGACGTACGGCTCGCAGGTTGACGACGCGGTTGCGTTCTGCAGGGCGGGTGCGGAACAGCCGACGAAGCCATTTCATGATGACCACGGCCGAGCGCGCCACTCGGTACCCTCTGGCCCGTCGTAGCCAGGGGTTCGAAAGGGCTTCTGATCCAGGCGGCAACTGTTGCCGTAGCTGGCGACCACGAACCTAGCCTCCAGAAGGACTCGTTGCCGGAGGCATGCATCATCCCAGACACCGTGACGCCAATGCGTCTTCGTGCAGTAGCGGCGGCTCATCGCTTGGCCAGCTTCCGAACGTAGTCGCGTTCGCGAGGCCCGATCTCGTGCGTCGGATCCCACTTCTGCACGACGAGCTCCTGCCACACAGGATCGTCCCCGTCGATCTCCTGCATAGGCCGCTCGAGAGCGGTAGCTCCGTTGCGATGGGCATCGATCATCGTGGGTACATCCCACTCCGGCTCGACAGGTACGGTCATCATCTGGATGCGAGTACAGACGAACTCTCGCGTCGGCGTTCTGCGGGCGGAGGACACTGGGCGGGGCAAGGTAGTTGCCGGTAAGCGACGAGCGGTCAACTCCATGACAGCCGACTCGCCGTCGGCCACCACAGCCGCGAAGCCTGTGGGGTTGCCAGGGTCTACCGACAGCCACTTGCCGATGTCCAGGCTCTCCCGCTCGTGCTGCTCGGCCCGTTCGGCGCGTGCCCGCTGCCAGTCGGCTACGTAGCTGCGAACGCTTGCCGTTGCCCTACGCAACCACACCCGCTTCGGCGCGTTCTCAGGCATCGGCTGGCTTCCGGTACCGGATGAGCTCTCGAGCATACTCGAGACCCCTTCGCCCGTCCAGGACAGCGTGTTGGGCTTGCCGCTTGCCCTCCACGTTCGTCGCGATCTGTTCATCGATGGTGCCCTCCGTGCGGTAGTGGTAGATGCGGACTTGGTGGTTGCGGCTCGCGCGGTGTGCGCGGTCTTCTAGCTGCTCTTGGTCCTCGGGGTTGTAGAGCTCGTCGAGGCAGTGCACTTCGTCTGCCGCGTCGAGGGTTACCGACACCCCGCCTGCCTTGGCATTCAGGAGGAACACGCGGTGCCCGCCGTCGTTCTGAAACTCCTCCATGGCCTTGTCGCGCTTGGTGTCGCTCGTCTTGCCGGTGATGATGTGGTAGCCGACGCCTGCCTCCTGCAGCCGGTTCTCTACCACCGACAGGAACTCGTTGAACTGGCTGGCCACGAGAACCTTCAGGTCGCCGTCGCCGTCCAGGATGCCCCGCTGTTCGAGCATCTGCATGAGGACATCCAGCTTGCCGGAGTCGCCGGTGAAGAAGACCTTCTCGGTAGCCGGATCGATGCCCAGGGCACCATTCGCGACCTGCTTGGCTCGCGTCAGTTCTGCCAGTACGCCGTTCGCGATGATGATGCCGTTCGGCGTTGGCACTTCGGCCTCCTGGCTCAGCATCACGTACTGCTGTAGCTGGAGGCCCTCCATCTCGCACATGACCTCGATGTACTGCTTCGGTGGCAGGTTGGGCAGGACCTCCGCCTTGGTACGGCGAAGCAGGCGAGGGCCGAAGCTGTTGAGGAAGTCCTCCTCGCTGCCCTTGCGCAGACCGCCCACCTTCTTCGTGGTGCGCGTCTGGCCGCGACCGCCCTTGATGTAGACCTTCTCTTCCTCGATCTCGAAGTAGGTCTCAGCCCACCGCCAGAAGCTCGTGAACTCGTCGGGCCACAGCCACTTCAGAGTGCCGAACATGCCCTGTAGGCGACCGCCCTTGCCGAACGGCGTACCCGTCACCGCGAGCTTACGGTCGGCGATGATGCGGTCGACGCCCTTGCCCGCAAGGTTGCCCTTGACAACGGTCAGGGAGCCGAACAGCTTGTGGCTCTCATCCACTACCACCCACGACCAAGGCCTCTGGAGCTCGGGGTACTCGTACCCGACGAAGATCTTCTTCTTGCCGGTGTAGTCGCTGGGGTCCGGCTCCTCCTTGATGCGCAGCATCTCCGCCACGACAATCAGGACCTTCAACGGGCTGGGATCGGCGTGGAACATGTCGATGTTCTTCTGCCGCCGCTGGCGCGTACCGCGAGCCGCATACACCCGTACGTCAGGTGCCCACTTCTTCCACTCGCGCTGCCACACCCGCTTCACACTCAGCTTCGGGCAGACGATCAACACTGGCCCTTGTGTGCCCGACTCCAGGATGCCGCCGATGGTCTCCAGGGTCTTCCCGAGACCCGGCTGGTCGCACAGTAGCCCGCTGTTGCGGTAGCCACTGGCCACCCATGCCACCGCTACCCGCTGGTCGGGCCTCAGCGTCGACGCCAGGGCTGGGGCTACCTCGGGTAGGCGAACCAGCGTTGCGTCGGTCTGAGAGGCCCTGGCGACCTGTACGGCACGACCTGCCGCCTCCTGCTTGTACCAAGCCCCCAGGGCGGGCGAGACCGACAGGCCACCGCCCCACACCCGTCGTAGCTCGTGGCACGTCTCAACCGCCAGCGGGTACCGCCACGTCTTGGTCTGCTTGTGCCAGCGGGCACCGGGCACCGCCTTGCAGGCGGCCAGCAGATCTTCGAACCTGCCGCTACGGCTGTCGGTCGCGAGGACGAGCTTGCCGTCGGCGATGTCTGCGTGCGCCTTCATCGCATCTCCACCGTGTGCCGGAAGTGCCCATGCCGAGCCACTTCTTCCGTACCTGCCCTGCCGCCGATGCTGCCGCACTCGCAGTACCACCGCCAGTACACTTCCCCGCCCTTGTCGAACTGCACGACCTCGCGGAGGCTGTGCCCCGGTACCTGCTCCGGCTGCTCTGTCGTGGCCATCTCAGTACAGCTTTCCGACGGTGTGGATCGCGGACAAGCGAACGCTCCGCTGGCCGCCCGGGATGCCCCGTACCGCGATCGGGGCGGAGGGGTCATACTCCTTGAAGTCGATGTAGCGGTCCAGGCCGAGACCGTGCACCTTGATGGTGCCCTTGAACACGCCGATGGTCGTGTCGAAGAACTCGTCGCCCCTTGCGTCCACGTTGGCCAGGTTGAGCGACCACGTGATCATCCGCCCGTCGAGCATCTCGATGACTTCTTCGTTGGTCATGTCGGGGTTGATGACGCTGGTGCCAGCCCGTACCGCCTCGACCCGCTCGGTGCGAGTAGTTGCCTTGAGCTCCCGAACGTGGTCGTTCTTCTCGCGCTTGCTGCTCCGGCTGCCGTCGCGCTTCTGCACGCGGGGTACGTCGCCGAAGGCACCCTTCCAGATCTTCCTCGCGTAGGCGGCTCCGCCCTTGCCCTGCGCGACGTTGTCGGCACTGCCGGGGAGGCCCAGCTTGAAGCCGATCTGCCACCAAGCCACGCCTTGCTCGCGTAGCTCCTTCACCTGCTCCGCCATCGCCGCGAACTCGGCCGGTACCTCGCCCCGCTTCGGCTTGCTGGCGATGGTGGCCACCGCCGCATCGATGGCTGCGTCAACCACTTCGGCCGCCTTCTTGTCGGCCTTGGCCTTGCGCTCTTGCTTGCTCACTGTGTGCCTCCTGGCTGGTGTTGAACGTACAGGGCCACCCTATCACGGCTCGAGGCCACGTCGGGCTTCTCGCGTCGCTCCATCTCAGACGGTCTCCGGCATTGCCGCATCGGTCTCCTCGGAGGACCTCAGCCGCCGTTCGTACCGAAGCATCATCTTGCCCTTCACCGCGTCCATGTTTGGCGCGTAGGGGTTCTCGATGAGAGCAATTGCCCAGCACAACGACTCAGCCCTCCCAGGATCCCGCCCGTCCGCAGCCTCGGACCCTGGCGTCATGAGCCGCTCGCAGATGCTGTCGAGCTCGTCCTCCATGATCTCCTTGACACTCCGGTCATTGCAATACGCCTCGTACTGCTCCTGCCTCTCCATGTACTTCTCCCTGCCGATCTTCCACAGCTTGACGATGAGATGATCCCGACTGCCGAGGATGGCGCACACCGGCGAATCCTTGCTACCGGCAATCGATAGGCACTGTGTCGGCACAGCGCATCGGTACAGGCTCGAGAACGACTTGGTGCCCTCCGGCTCGGTAGCGGCTCTCATCCTCGGTCCCAGTGCTTACCCGCGTAGTTCGTGCAGGCGATCTCAGCACACCATTCGGTGCTGCCGTACTGCTTGTGCCCGCAGCGCACGAGACCACCGTGCGGGCGGAAGTACCGCCGCGCATAGCAGAGCTCGTGCGTCTTCTCGATGGTCCAGGTACGGTCGACGAACTGCCAAGCGTCCTCCTGGAACACCGTCTCGTCTGGGAAGACCTCCTCGGTGGGCGGCAGGGCGACGCGCATGTACCGCTCGCCGGACTCGATGGGTTCAACGCACTCAGCGCACTCGTGCGGCTTCGTTGCTACTTGCAACTTCACGAGCCGCTTGTGGCCGATGGTGTTCACGTTCATAATCCCTCCTGCGGGGAGCCGGTTGACGGGCGGGCGGAAGCCTGCTCTTCGATGACGCGACGGAGCATGGCGGTCTGCCATTCGGCGTACGTCAGTTGCCACTGCTGCCGCTGGGCGGCTTCGTACTCCTCCTTCGTGATGGGCCACAGCACAGCGAGATGTGTGTCGCCGACCCCGTCGCCGAGGAGGCTGTGGCACTCGCTGAAGCGATAGCCTCGCCGGTACGTGTCGCGTAGCTGCTCCACGGTGGCCGCGTCGTTGTGCTCCTCGGCCTCCTCCTGGGTGAGTACGCGACCGTATTCGAGCATGCCGTCTGGCGTAGCTCGGATCCAGTACGAGCCGTACACGACCTCGCGCTGCCTGTCGACGACGCTGGCGTTGGCCTTGTCCTCGGCCTCCTTCATGATGCGCTGGGCTTCATCCCAGTCGTTGAACTCAACAAAGCTCATTCCGGACCACTCCTTATCAGGTGCCACACTACCGCTGCCGACACGACCGTTGCTACGAGCAACGTCTTCCCGTTGATCATACCCAGCATGTCCCAGATCATCCGAACTCCTCTACGAGGATGTCGACGATGCGGTACACGCAGTACCCGATGCCGCCCAGACACAGGAGCACCGTCTGGCAGGCGAGGGCTAGCATCACCATCGCTCCTCCCAGTTCGGCTCGGGGTGGTCCTTGTTCCACTGCTCCGCCAGCACCCGCACGAGCTCGGGGTATGCGCGACGTAGCTCCTCGTTGATCCACAGTTCCCGTCTGGTCTCCCGGCGTGGCTTGCTCTTCCGGGTCATCTCCTCGATGGCCTGCCGCTTGCCGTCCTCCGTGAAGTAGTAGGTGTACTTCTTGTTGACGCCTCGGCCGATGGCCCAGTGGTCTCCAGGGACGGCGTAAGCGTTGCCCTGGGCAACTAGTTCCCCGAGAACCTTCTTCACGCTGCTGATGCTGACGTAGTCGCGAATGAGTTCGGGGGTGGCCCAGCTATCCCGGCAGCCACGCTGTTCGGCCACGAGACCCGCGATGGTAGTTGCCGAGCGCAACCTCGGCCCGAAGCTGTTGGCCTTGTCGAGGGCGGCAACCACTTCCTCCTTCGTGGCCGCCGCCGTGCGGACGCGCATCAGTTGTCCCCTTCCTGCTCCAGGAGCCGCACGTACGCACAGCCCTTGCGGTGGGTCATCTCTTCGGCACCCTTGCCCCGCCGCGACAGCCGCCAGCCTGCACCGCAGGCAGGACACGGCTCGTGCCTACTGATGGCCTCGAACCAGCGGTCGAGTGGGTTGGTGACGGTGCCCTTGATGTCGGCGGGGTCGCCGTCGGGCTTGATCGCCCACCGCCGAAGCTGGTGCGGGATGCCCGCCATCTGCTCGACCACTGGCCGCCCGTTCTCATCCTGGCCCAGTAGCTTCACGCCTTTGGTGTCGAGGACGATGCGCTGTTGAACGCTGAGCCGCTGCATCAGAACTTCACCTTCTTCGCTGCCCACAGATCGCCGTCGCTGTCCTGCAGGATGACCATGCCGTCGTCGCTGGCGTGCCCGATGATGTGCATGCTCTCGTGGTCCTTCTCCTTGGTGGGCGGCTCGTAGACCCAGATGTCGCCGTTGACGACCGTGCGCAGCCCTGGCAGCTTGCCGTTCTTCATGACGTAGTTGACCGCCATCTGGACTTGCGTGCGGGTACCGCCGATGATGCCCTGGAGCTCCTCCGCCGTTACGTGTTGGTTCGGGTAGTCGATGAAGTGCTTCACGGTGGCCGCTGTGTGGCCCCGCTGGTTCTTGACCGCCATGTGCCTTGACTCCTGTCGGTTGTGGTTGGCCCTCAGATCGATTCTAAGGCCCTTACGGGCTGCCCCTCGGCCCTGTAGCCGAGGGACCCCGCAAATCGCCTCAGATCGCGACGTACGCCTCACCAGCCCATCTTGCCCCGGCAAATCGGGCCGATGCCCAGTTCGCGGGACTCCTCGTTGGTGAGGGTGCGGCCACAGTGCCCGCACTCGCCGATCTCGCGACCGTAGCGAAGCATGGCCTCCTGGACCCCGTCGGCGACGATCTTGGCCAGGACCGCGTTCTTGGCCGCCTTGCCCCGCAGCGGGTGGAGCTCGTCGCCCGCCTGCACCTTGACGAACACGTAGCCCGCCCACTTGCCCTCGGTCGGGCGGTCCACCTTGTAGAACTTCGTGGCCCCGTCCTCCCCGGTAACCGCGTAGCGGCCAGCCGGTACGTCGGGGGTCGTGGTGGCCTCCGCCGCCGCCTTGGCCACTACCGGCATCAGCTTGAGCTCGTCGATCTTGCGGCTGACCACGAACTGGCCAGCGGTGGCCGCCCACTCGCGGATGACCGGCTCGGTAACGTGCGGAGTACGCTCGGCGGACAGCTTTACGAGGAAGTTGACGCTCGCCTCGCTGGCAGGCTTCGGGCTGGTGGGGTCGGTGGTCACGGTCGCCTCCTGGCGGTGGGTGCGGGCCTCGCGCTTGGCCCTGGCTGCTGCTTGGTCGGCGCGGATGGCCTCGGGGGTGGCGTAGCTGGCGACGCGGGCTGCGATGCGGGCCTCGGTCTCGCGGCTGCCGAAGTTACGGATGCGGGTGCTGGTGTAGTTCATGGCTGCCTCCTGGCTGCTGGTGTTGGGTGGTGCGAGACTCACTCTCTCATGCGGTGGGGCTGGGGTGCAAGACCCCAGCCCCTCCAATTCACGCCGCCTCGATGTCCTCCTCAACCGGGGTGCCCAGTGCGGCCATCGTGAGCACGTAGCGGGTGAGGTACCGGCGGACGGTGGGGGCGGACACCTCGAACCACTGGGCGATGTCCTTCTTGGTCCAGCCCTCCTCGCGCTTGGCCCACAGGCTCTCCGCGAAGCGGAACTCGCCGGTACCGGGCGTCAGGTACTTGACACGGCGGCCAGCCTTGGTCCGGAGGATCTCCCGCTGGTGGGCGGGGAGACGGAAGCCCTGCTTGTGGTTCTTGCCGCCGCACTCGCAGTCGCAGTCATCGCCCTTGGCGAACATGCAACGGTCGTCGCAGGGGATGATCGCGGTGGCGGTGGACTTGGTGGCCTTGGCCTTGGTGCTCATTGCTGCCTCCTGGCTGCTGGGCGGGGCACCCTGTGTGCCCCTCGAGAGAAGCCTCTCATGGTCTCCGACCAGTTGGCAAGACCGGCTCTCCATCCACTCTACGCGGAGGAGGCCGATCCGCCGGTATGCGCTTTCCGCTTCAGGGCTGGCGGCGGTCTCCACCGGCCTCGCCCTGGCTGGGCTGGCTGGCCTCCGCTGGGTCGGCCACCACATCGGCCTGGAGGCCCATACGGGCGACGCAGCGGTCGCAGGTAGGGACCAGCCCGAGTACGGGGTGCCGGACCTGTACGGTCGCCTCGTGGTCGCACAGGGCGAACCACTGGCAACGAAGCTGATACGGGGTGCTCACGACTGGCCCTTGCCGACGAGCAGGATGAAGAACAGGCGGCTCGGGTCCTTGCGGGGGTCCTGCTGGCTGTTGGTCAGCATGTGGATCGCCCCGGTACCGGTAACGACCGCTAGCTGGTTCGCTGCCCCGGTGCGCAGGTTCTCGATGTAGAACGCGGCGTACGTGGCTTCGGGGTCGATGGCTTCGATGCTGGTGATGGGCTTGGTGCTCATGGGTGCGCCTCCTGGCGGCTGGTGGTTGAACTGGAGCGGGGTGGCCCCGCCGCCTGTGGTGCGCAGGCGAGGCCACCCCGGGATCATGTTGCCTCAGGCAACGGGGTCGGTGACACCGTCGATGTTGGTGTCGCCCAGTTCGCCGTCCTCCTCCTCCGGCTCCTCGGCGGGCAGGATCTCGGTGGCGTCGGTGCCGTCGCCCTCCTGGGCGTCCGCCAGGATCTCGGCGATTTCCTCTTCGTCGTACTCGGCGACCTCATCCGACAGGAGGTAGCTGTTGAGCAGCCGCCGCACGGACGGGACCGACATGTGCAGTTCGGCAGCGATGTCCTTCATCGTCTTGCCGTCCTCCCGCCATTCGGCCACCTGCTCGGCGGTCTCGAACTCGGGGGTGCCCTGGGCGAAGACCGGGATGTGGCGAGTGGTGCCGTTGCCCCGGACCCGGTAGAACTGGACGTTGCCGTTGGCAACCGACTCGGTGAAGTTGGCGACGGTCACGGACTCGGTAACGCGGATTTCGATGGTGCTCACGGTAGCCTCCTGGCTGGTGTGTGGGGTGGTGCCTTGTGCCCCGCCCCGGTGCCTTACGAGATGAACCCTCTCACGGCTCGAGCCAGCTTGGCAAGACCCAGGACCGAGATCGGTTGAGAAAGTTCGTTCTCTCCCCGTGACCTCGGCCCTGGCCTGCGGATTCGCCCCTGCCCTCCCTGGCGGCAGCCGCCCCACATCGGCTCCGCCAGCAGGGGTCGCCCGCTAGCTCGCCTGCCGCAGTGTGGCTACGGCTCGGACGTCTCCTGCGGGTGAGGGGTTGGCGGGGCGGCGACCGCGATAGCCAGCCAGAAACCGGCGGATCTCTTGATCGTGAACACCCTCCTCCACTTCCTGGCTCAGCAGAAGGCGGGTAATGAACCGCCGGATGGTGCTGTTGCTGAGCTTGGTCTCGCGAGCAATCTCTCGAATGCTCAGACCACTTTCCCTCTTGGCCAGGATTTCCTCTGCGAGCTTTCGTTCCTGACTCCCAGGTGCGAGCAAACGAACCCGCTTGCCTCGCTCAGTAACGAACACTACTTTCAGCGGAACATCTTCTACCTTCATGCCTTCCTCCTTGTGCCTAGCGAACCCTCCCCTGATTCGCTCTGTTATTGCAGTGTGCAAAGGAAAGGTTAAGGAGGCAACGAAAAGTCATCTTCCGTCTGTTGACTACTTTGTGCGGTCAATCAGATGCTGGCGGTGTGTCGTAAATCCGTCGGATTTCTTCGAAGCTGAGGGCTGGGCCTCGACCGATCACGCGGTCGACCATGCGGTCGTAGCTGGCCGCAGCCGCCGCCACTTCGGGGTCCTCCCTCTCCGCCTTGGCCACCGCCTCGCTGAGGCTGTTGGAGACCGCCGTGCGACCGCAGCAGGGGCCGACCTCCACGAAGTGGGTGTACCGGTAGCACGAGCAGCACAGCGAGTGCCCATGCGAGCTACAGCAGGGCAGGTGTGTCGCCTGCTCGGGGCAGCGACCGCAGGTAGCCTCGGCCATCAGTAATCCCTTGCCTCTCGCAACAGTTCATCCGACCGCCGCCACTGCTCGTCGCTCACCGGGATGTTCTTGGAGAGCCGGAACACGAGCTCCTCGCGGTAAGCCCTGGCCCGATGCGTCTTCCAGAACTTGCCGATCCTCCACCACACGATCTCCACCCGCCGCTTCACCTGGCCGCCTCCTTCGCTTCCTGAAGCTCTCGCCATCTGGAGATCGGGTAGCCCGGACGCGGGGTCGGCGAGACCCCTGGCGGGGAGGCTGTCGGAGAGATGGTCTGGTCGGATGAGCCGTGGATCACCGGTGCCCTGTCGGGACCCTCGAGACTGTTGCCTAGGGCAACGGCTCCGACAGAGACACCGGCGATCATCACAGCCGCCGCCGCAACCGCGAGCAGCGAACCCTTCATGATTCCTCTTCCTTAGGACTGGTGATGCCCCAGTGGCTCACGAGCCTTACAACGGTACCGCCGATGGCCATCCCAAGGCCGATCCAGCTGATGGCCAGTACGTGCTCCGGTGGGAATGGCGCGTAGAGATCGCCGTCGCCGAATGCGCTGTGGTAGACGACGATGGCTCCGGGCGGTAGCGGGTCCTGCATCGCCTTGAGACACAAGGCTGTGCCCATGCACGCGCACACCCCGCCGATCGTCTTGCCGAGCTCCTGGGCGAGCGTACCCCGCCGCTTGCGCTTCAACATGTGCCCCTCCCTGGGCGAACTAGGAGGGCCACACCAGCTACACCGACCGTGTTCGGCCCTGTGTGCCAGTGTGGCCCTGTTTGCCGCTCTCAGCCAAGCTGGGTACGCGGGGTGCCCGACGGGGCCTTAGGGGTGCCGCCAGGGCCGAGGTCGACCGTACGGGCTGCGTTGCTGCCCCGGCTCTGGGCCTCGTAGTTCCAAGCCTTGGCCCGACCGCTGGCAGTGCTGGGCTTGAGGTACTGGTGGTCGCGGCAGTAGCCCGACTTCGTCTTGGCGCACTTCTCGCAGTTGGCGTTCGGGGCGATGTACTCCGCCCGTCCCGTTTCCGCTGGCCGCAGGTGCGGGTACTCGCCGAAGAACATCTCTTCCACCTGCTCGGCAAGCGACTTGAGGACCATGCCCTTGTCCGTCTCGCCCCGGCTCATGGCCATCGTGCGCAGGCGGCTCGTGAGCGTCCAGTAGAAGCCGGAGGCGTAGCTCTCGCGGAAGGTCTTGATGCTGTTGCCCTGGCCAAGGATGACCTTCGGGTTCTCCCCGGCTTCCTCGGCACCCTTCTTGATGAGGGCGGTCACCTTGCGGTTCCGTGCCTTGGCCGCGTTCGAGGGTTGGTAGCCCTTGTAATCCACCCACACCTTCATCTCGTCGGCAGGCAGGGCACCCCACAAGGCAGCCGCGATGCGGTGCCGCTCCATGCCGCCCATCCGCAGGTTGAATGCGTTGGTGTGCTCCGGCAGGTTGGGGTCCACCTTCGGCTCCATCTTCTTGCCAAAGGCAAGGACCGCACTGGCCAGCAGCATTTCGAGGTAGTCCAGGTCCACCCCGAAGCCACAGACGCGGAGGTAGTACCCGTCGGCCTTGCGAAGCATGACCGCCCTGGCGTCGACGTGGCTCACGATGCTGTGGGCGATGCCGCTGTAGTAGCGGTTCCACTCGTTCGCCAGACCGCAGACGAACACCTCGCGCCATTCCGGCTTGAAGGAGTGTGCTGCCTTGCGCTCCGCCTCCGGTGCGGTGGCAAGGTCGATCTTGTACTTGAACATCAGGGCTTCGGCCTTGGTGCGGTAGGCGTCGGCTTCGGCCGGAGTAGCGGCGGGGTCGTCGGCCTGTGCGAGCAGTGCCCGAACCTTGCGCAGCATTGCTTCGAGGTTTTCCATTTCAGTGCCCTCCTGGGTGGTGGTGGTTGGTGGTGCAGATTGAAACGTACCGGGCGGCTCGGCAGTCGGCAACCGCCCGGTGTGGATTGGATCTATCGAGGCCAGGTAGCCGTAACGGCTTCGGTGAACTTGACGAAGATTCGGGTCTTGGTCTCCCGGCTGTATTCGACGGTGGTGTTGCGGGGGTCGGTGAGGAACTCCAGCACCCGCTCTTCTTCCCACTTGTCGAGGCTGGCGAATTCGCCCTCCTCCTGCTGGCGAACCTGGGCTACGGCGTGGACCGTGAGACCCATCTGCCGCATCACGCGGCGTGCGTTGTTTGCGGCCACTTCGTGCGCCTGCCAGCGGTTCATGGTGCCCCTCCTGGGTGTGGTTGGTCGGGTTTCAGATGACGGTCAGGTTGGCGGTGTAGAAGACCTCGGTGTGGCCCGGTGCCGTCTGGACGGCAACCTGGCGGCGGTTGATGACGACGACGACGACGCCCTCGATACCGGCGATGTGGCGAACAGCGTCGCCCTTGCTGAGCTTGATGGTGCGCTTCATCTTGGTGCCCTTTCTCGGTGTGCCCTGCGGTGCCTTACGAGATCATCCTCTCACGGCTCGAGGTCTCCGTGCAAGACGGATCGCGAGAATCGGCTCTGACCAGGAGAAACGTCCTCGCGACATACAGCTGGGACATACGCTTTCCGCCCGATCAGCGAGGGTGCTCGTGGTAGTTGAAGTAGAACGCCAGGTGCCCAGCGAACCGCTCCCGGGCGGAGCCGAACACCCGCCCTAGCTCGTCCGTGGTCTCCGCTGGCAAGTGCTCGTCCAGCGCTCGGGTGATGTGCGCCATCAGGGCCACTGCCTCCGCCAGGTTGCTCGTCTCGAGCTCGTGCAGCCGCCCGTCCTCAATGGCCGCGTCCACTTCCCATCGCAGGCGGTTCAACGCCGAACGCGCCGACTTGGCCCGTTCATCCACGCCGATGAAGTACATCTTGTTCATGGCTTATCCGATGTACGCCGAAGGCGGGTCTTCGTCGTCCGGCCAGGGGTCGCGGTATTCCGGGCGGGCAGGCGGCTCGTCGGGGTACTTGTTCAAGATGGGTTCGCCGTCCGGCACGTTGAGCCACATTTCCGATTCGCCTTCGGCAATGCCGTGCATCGTTTCCAGAATGCCGTTGATGGGATTGTCCGGGTCCAGAGCTTCTGCGTCGGGCGTGTCATCCAGCGCATCAATGCACGCATTCCACAGCGACTTGAACCAGTCTTCGTATTGTGCCACAGTGCCCTCCTCGATTGTGCCTACTGGCATTCTAAGAGACCCCGCCGCGGAATGGCCGAGATTGGAGCCAGGCACCAAGCTCCATTCGACCCGCATCGCGACGGGGTCACTGTGATGGCGAGAAGGAGGGCACCGACCCGAACCACCAGCCATAGTCTACCCGCTGCCCGCCTCAGCCACATCCTCAGAATCCCCTTATTTCTAAGGGGATCCGAGGCCTGCCTCCTTCGAGGGTACGGGGAGGACCACTGCGGGAGGCGAGGACTATGGGGTGGTGTAAGGCGATGAACCGGCTGCCGTCACGTCGACAGGCGTGTTGTTCGGTTGCGGAGCCGCCGGACCCGCGACGGTCTGGCCAGCCAGCGGTCCGTCATCAACCTTGCGAGCGGCAACGTTCTCGAACGGTACCGTCCGCCCTTCGGTGTACGACGTGACACCAGCGGTGATCACGAGGGCCACCAGTCCGACCGCCGCACCGATCCAGTCGTACTGATCCGGCGTGATGACCGGGAGGCCGGTGGAGATCACCGTCGCCCCTGCCGCCACCGCGAACAGGAGGCGTACCGGCCTCGACTTGGAGACCGGCTGCTGTGCTTGGTTGCTCATGGCAACATCACGACCACAGCGGCCGAAGGATGGGCCAGAGCTCGTCCTTGACCTGAGTGATGGCGTCGGCGGCGGAGACACCCTTGTCCTTGAGCTCCTTCATGCGAAGATCGCTCCAGGACTGGGCGGCGGTCTGCCAGCACAGCACCTGCGAGTCGTGGTTGTTGTCGCCGGTGACGAACAGGGAAAGCTTGTCCTGCATCGCCGCCGCGACCGCGTCCTTGATGTCTTCCTTGGTGAGCGCTGCCATAGCGTCCTCTTCCTCCGGTGTGGTGTCTGTCGGTACGGCGGGCCTGGAGACCCTCGCCTGTACCTTCGGGATGACGATGTTGATCAGTTGCCAGATCCGCTTCTTGCCGGGGCAGATCTTGCCAGCGTGGCTCGACCACTTGATGCCTCCGGCAACCAAATTCGGAACGATGCCCTGAGCATGGTAGCCGATGCCCCGTCGCCCCGGCTTGGTGTCCGGGATGAGAAGGGCGGGGACGCCTTCCTGATGGCACTTCCACGAGGACGGGCAGTTCGCGTGCGTCTCCTTGCGGCAGAACCATGCGACGATGTCGACGATCATGTCCAGCTGATCTTCGGTCCAGGCGGGCACCTGATCTCCGGACTTGCCGCTGTCATCCCACTTGCCGAAGACGCCGCCCCAGTCGGCCGTCTCAACGGAGAAGACGCGAGGGTTGCCGTCCAGGTTGGCGTCGGCTTGGTACATGCCGTCCTGCCACTGCTTGACACCCTGGGTCTTGCTCTCGCCGACGCCGAGATGCGACTCGGTGCCGCCGTAGCCGTTGTCGTGGAACATCGAGTTGGTACCGGCGAGGGTGCCGACCATCGTGTGGAGGCAGATGATGTCGTGGCCCGTCATCCGTGGCTCAGTTTGGGAACCGAGAGGATCCCACTTCGCTCCGGGGTACTTCAGAACCATGCGTGCCCTCCTTGGCTTTCACTGCTGTAGAACGCAGTTTACCGGCTCCGCACTGGAAACGGTGCAGACATACGTTCGCGCCTCTTCCAGTGGTGGCTCGGCCGGGATCACGAAGGTGAACGTGAACGGGTAGGCATCCTTGCCGTCGGCACCGTTCGCCCCTGGCTTGCCGTTGAGGATCGTGAAGCTGACAGGGTCTCTCCCGTCGGTGAACGTCATCGTCACCCGGACCCCGTCTGGCCCCTCGGTCGTGGTCACGTCCTTGATGCCAACGCCATCGTTGCCGGAGGCACCTGTCGCTCCGGTTGATCCGATGCAGCCGTTACGCGGTTCGCAGTACGCCGCTAGGGTGGCCGCTAGCTGGCTCTGGGTGACGGGCGGTGCATCGGCACCATCCTTGCCACGACAGGCCCCGTTAGCGCAGAACGTGGCAACCGCAGCGGACACCAGCGGCTGAAGCTGTGCATTCGTAGGCGTCTTGCCGTCCGCTGGCTTCGGCACTAGCTTCGCGGCCTCCGAGGCAACCATCGACACCTGAGAGGGCGTCAGCGTAAGGTTGCGACGGGCAACTTCTTCCGCGACGATGTCGCGCACCTGCGTCTCGGTGACCCCTTGCGGCGGTGGGTTCTCCGGCTTCTCCGGGGTAGCGATCGGGGTGGGAGGGGCTACCGGAACGGCACACTTCGGATCGTTCTTCGGAGCCTTCTTGCAGTACTCGAACTGCTCCCGCTGTTCCTGGAGGGCCTTGTTCGTCTGGTCCAGGCGATCGCCGTTGATCTGAACTTTCTTCGCCAGGGCGTCCCGTTCGCCCTCCCCTGCCAGTGCCACCGCCGCAGCCACCGACGCGATGACAACCGCTAGGCAGGCAACGATGATCGCCATGTTCTTTCGCTGCCGTTGCTTCTTGGCACGACCGAAGAGCTCGTCGACCTCTCGGTCAAACTCGTCGGGGTCCAGGATCGTTGGCTCATCCGACATCGGAAGCAACTCCTGGTCCGAGGTCCGGTGCTTCGGGTTCCGGCGTCGTAGGCTGGGGAACTTCATCTTCACCCAATTTCAGAATGATGACGCGCTCCAACCGAGTGGCCCGATTAATCCACCAGCGACATTGTCGGTCTTTCCACTCGTAGAGGGCTTCCGCTAACTCGGCTCTCCTAATGGCGGCTGACTGCGTTTCCTTGATCTTCTCCGCAGCCTTGTCTTCGCGCTTTTCCGCGCCTTCGGTGATGGCGCTCCAGACTTGCTTACCGGCAAGGATGAGACCTGCACCTCCGCCACTGGCTAAGGCGACCCAGATCTCAGTGTTTGCCATTAGTTGATCTCTTCTCGAGGAGGCGGGCTTCGATGGAGTCGTTTCCGAACTTATACACCAACCTCCAGTGTGCGAAGAGAAAGCAGGTAACGGCAAGAAGGAACACTCCGGCGGCAAATCGACCGCTTGTGTAGGGCAACTGTCTGAGATAGGCGAGTGCCCACATCGGCGTCGCCGACCACAGGAGCGGCAGCCCCAGCGTCTCGAACGTCCAGTGGCGGGTGATCATTGCCAGTGCACCAAGGATGCCTCCGGCAACCATCATCATCGCCCAGATGATCCCCATTGTGTCGCCCATCTGCCCCGTGACCATTCGTGAGGGTTCCAGGAGCATCGCTGCTCCGACAGTGGCCATTCCTACGTAGCCGCTGCCCTGTGCAACCCTCAGAACGATCATGGCGTAGAAGTGTCCTGCGGGAGGGGAGGCCGAGGGTCGGGGGCTTCGTTGCCAGTGGCCACCATTCGGTCGAGCTTGGCCTTTGTGAGCCGGAGCTCTTCGCGCACTGCCTCGAGAGTCTGCCGAGTGGTCTGTAGCTCTTGGTTGACCGCTTCGATGACCGCCTGCAATTGAGAGTTCTCCACCATCATCCTCGTGATGGTGTCTCCGGCTTTTCCCTGGAAGAGCTCATTCGCCCTCGCCGAGGAAATTTGGATCGCGTTCTCTTGACTCATGGGTGCCTAGTGCCTTCCGTGCCTTAGGGAACGACCTTAATAGCCAATCCTATCGGTAGATCGGCGAGAAGCGGTTGTGCCCGCCTCGGGGTGGCTTTCAAGGAGGGGTTCATGGATGACACGATCTCGTCGGCCTGAAGCTCCTCCTGACGACGCTGATAGCCAGCGGCTAACGCTTCGGCCTGCTCGCGCTCGGCCCGCCACGTTGCCGCTAGCTCCGACCCCGGCGGAACCAGCGTCTTCGAGATGGCTGCTGCCTTGTCGATGCCCCACTTGACTTGATTGCTCTGGGCAAGGATCTTGTCGATCTTGGTCCGCATCCCAGGCTCGACGAACCCCGGGATGTCAACGGTGTCGTCGACGATGTCCAGGGCGATCAGCGAGAGCACTTGGTCGGCCTGGAGACCGTATGCCTCCATGTACTCCTCCATCTGCCCGTCCCGCATCACCCACACATGAACCGGCCCAGCCCCATCCTCCTTGTCTAGAAGGAATCTCGCCGAGCCTTCCACCTTCTCGAACTTCGTGATCTTAGGCATCACCATCGCTCCTTACCCACATGTGCCTTACCTCGAACGGGGTGGAGGTGAACGCTGGATTGTCCACTCCGCCTGCCACCGCCGTATAGAACGAGACGCTCTCTGTCGTGGAAGTGGTCGCCGTCACCTGATGAGTGAACCGCTGGCCAGCGTTGCGGCGTACCGAGTACAGGAGGATCCACTGCCCGGAGACCGCCGCCGTAGGCTTGGTCAGGATGACCGAGTACGACGAGGCTGCCGACGGTACTAGGTTCTTGAAGACGTAGCTGGCGAAGGTGTGATAGCCACTGCTCCCGCCGCCGTTCTTGCCGTACAGCGTCACGTAGCCAGCCGTTCCAGCATTGCTGCCCATGACACCCGCGCCGACGATCGTACCGTCGCTCTTCCTGATCTCGCCCAGTTGCCACAGGGTGTCGAACAGCACCATCGCGTTACTGGACGTCCCGGTGTCCGGCGCGTTCACTCCGATGAACGGATAGGATCCGTTGTCCGAGGCATTGATATACGCGAACAGGTCTCCGGTCTGAGGGTAGAACCGGATCTCCGGCAGGTACGTCGACCCCGGGTTGATCTCCGTGCGCTTGCCGGTGAAGCCACTCTTGATCGTCCCCCGCAGAGTGGCGTCTCCGGTGAGGAAGTTGATCGCAACGGTCTGAGTGTCGGTGGAATCCCAAGCAAACAAGCCCATCGCGTCGAGAAGGCCTCGGCTACCGGTGTACTCCGTGGTCCCGACGCTGCCGCGAACTTCGAAGTCATCGAAGGCGATGTCGCCAGCCGTGATGTTGTCCACCCGAACGAAGAACCGCAGCTTCACCCAGCTTTGATCGATGATGGTGAAGCGGTAGCCCTGCTTGGTCCAGGTGCCCGTCGGGACGTAGCTGATGCCGTCGCTGAGGATCGTGCCGTCGGCCTTGGTGACCTCCACACCGAGCCGTGCGGTGGCTTCCGCGTTCGGGGTGAACTCCCCGTTACGCAAGTAGATCCCGGCGTAGTAGCTCTCGCCTAGCTGCACGTAGATCCAGTCGCAGATATACATGCGACCGCCGTTGATCCCGTCTGGTGTAGACAGGGCCTGGAGGTAGTACCCGTTCCGAGAGATGCCGCTCCAGTTGTTGAAGAACCAGCGAGAGGGCTTGTCGGACCAAGCGGTAGTGAGCCGCTTCGCCCGCCAGTCGGAGTTATTGAAGCTGGGGTCCTGCACGAGATTGACCGTCTGACCCAGGGAGATCTTGTCGGCGTTGATCGCACCTGCGTTGATCAACTGGCTGGTGATCGCCCCGGCGGCGATGTTGTTCGTGGTGATGCTGTTGGCGTTGATGTCCGCCCCGGAGACACCGTTGACCGTCGTGAAGTTCTGGGAGCTAGCAACGCTCCGATTGCCGCTGTTGTCTACGGCAACCATCTTCACGTAGACGGTCGATCCCACGGAGTCGGCGTACATGGAGAACGTCAACTGGCCCGGAGCCGAGAGGGTGCCGCGTAGGTCGCCGTCCATGTAGACGTCGAAGTTATTGATCTGGCTGGTGTAGACCTCCACGTGATGAAGGTCGGCGGGCATCTGTCCTCCTGCTGCCGTCAGCCCGTTCCACTCCACAACGAGCGTCCGAAGAAGGCTTAGCAGCAAGGGACCTGACGGAGCAGGCGGCGGGGTGGTGTCGAGTGCGCTGTCGCCGCTGACGCTGGCGCTGTAGCCGCTCCAGTTGCGATTCTGATCGTAGACCGACACCCATGCCGTAACCGAGCGTCCCGGATCAAGCGGGCTGACCGAAGCGAACGTGTTTGACGTCCAGACACTCTTGACGGTGTTGTCGGCCTCGTTCGAGTACTTCCACTGGAAGAGATACTGATCGATGTCGTTGGCAACAGAACCGTCGGTGTTCGTGGTAACGGCGTTCCAGCTACCGATCAACGTGTTCTTGGTCTGACCGCCGTTGTCGACGTACGTGTTGAAGGCCAGCGTCAGCCCCGAGGGCTTGTTCGGGATGCCGGTGTCCTTGAGATCATCCGGGGTGGACGTCTGAGCCGAGCCGGTGATGGTAGCCCCGCCGATGATGCCGTCGACCTTCTTGGTCAGCCGCAGTTCGTTCTCGAGGAATTTGTCGTTCAGAACAAGGGTTCCCGACCATCCCGTCGGGTCCTGCTTGAGTACGATCTGCTTGACACGGACGCTGAGGGCTGGCGTGCCGTCGCCATGCTGCACCCGCACCCAGTCGGTTACGGCGTAGTCCCGGAGCGGCAAGAACGTGCGCTCCTGGGTGACCACCAGTGCATACGTTCGCTGAATTCTCGGGGCATTTCCGGTGCTCAGGGCAACATCTCCGAAGATCGAGAGCGTACCCTCGTCCTTCGTGCCGCCCTGGCTGATACCGGCCTCCTCGCGCCAGTACGTCGCCCGCGTCTCCGTGTTGCTTCGGACAACGGCTACCCCGTCGTCTCCGAGGACCACTACGTCGGAGACCAGATTGTCCGCCGAGCTCTGCTGGGGTGCATCGGTCACGTCCTCGCCGACGACCAACAGGGCGGGAGTGACAACTCCATCGGTGTTCGGAACGGTCGCCCGGATCTCGTTGCCCATAAGGGAGATCTCGATGACACCCTTGTCGACAAGGTTGCTCACGATGTCCGAATACTTTGCCGAAGGCAAGTACTCGATGGACCCCAGCGTGACAGGCCAAGCGTTGCCGTTGCTGTCCTTGCCTTGGTCGAACGTCCACGTGAACGTGTCGAAGAAGCCGACGTCGCGTAGCTGGGCCTCGGCGAACAGATCGTTGAGAATGTACCCCGGCGTCTTCGTCGTGTAGAGCTTGCGAGTTCCGGGCTGGACGACGGTGTGCTCCAGGCGATCCCAGAGCAGGCTTCGGCCGGTGAACTTCTTGACCTGAGCAGTCCGCCCCGCATCCCATCCCTGGCCCCGCAGAAGCCATCGCCCGTCCTTGACGTCCTGCCCGTTCGCCTTGAGGCTTACGATCGCCAGATCGCCGCACAGGCTGGCTCCGACGCTGGTGTTGGCCACCGCGAACGAGATCGCAGACACCGCCGAGCTCTCGAAGCTCATCTGATCGATGTTTGCCTCCGGCAACGGAGACTTCTCGCCGGTGAAGGGGTTCTCTACTTCCAGTTGCCAGGTGGGGAGTTGTTCGCTCGTGACGACCGACGTGCCGCCGTCGTAGGCGATGACGCTGTCGTACGGGATCGGAGCGTCGTAAGCGGTTGTCATCAGTGCATCATCTCCACGAGAATCTGCCTGGAGAACACGTCAAACGTTCCGGACGTGACGAGGTACATGCATCGGATGTTGTAGTCGTTCCCCGCCGTCAGCACTTCGGGAACCAGCGTCGCGGCAGAACCCCTTATGCGAATGTTGGCCGCTCCGCCAGTGCCAACACCGTCTTCCGTGTTCGCCGCGTGAATGACGGTACCGGAGCCGAGCACGTTGCCGGAGCGCAACTCCCAGGCCAGATAGCAGTATCCGGTCGAGTCCGTCGACATGTGTGCGGTAACCGTGACCTTGATCTTGCCGGACTGCGGTGCCTTGAAGGTGAACCCGCAGTTGACACCTGCGTTGAACGTCGTCATCGCGAGGTTGAGATAGTCGGTCTGGTCGTCCGTCTGAATTGGGCCTTCGGAGATGAATCCCGGGCCACCAGATTGAACGAATGTTCCGTTGTCGGCTCGATAGGTGTACTGGGTCCACGGAGTGCGGACCGTCACGATCAGACCGTCGACACGCTCCCCGGCTGGGATGGCGTTCATGGCCGCTACGTCGGCGACCTCCCGGCTGTTCGCGTTCGCCGAAATCGACGTAGGAATACGGGCTGGGTCGAAGATGCCAGTGGTGATCTTGCTGGCGTCCAGGCTCGGGATCTGAGTCGTCCCGAACGTTCCGGAGGTCGTCTTGCTGGCGGGCAGGTTCGGCACCGCGTCGAGCGGAATGGCTGCCCCGCCGGAGCCAGTGCCCAGGATCTTCGCGCCGGACAGGTTCGGGATGCGGGCGACGTTGACGGTGCCAGCAGTGATCTTGCTAGCGTCCACGTTCTCGACGAGCATCGACCCGGAGTCCAACGTGGCAACGCCGAACGGCTGATGGAACGCCGACGCGGCCATCTTGGTGCCGAGGGCAGTGTCGATCGCATTCAGGCGAGCCACCACCGAAGCGGCAGTGCCCTTCGGATTGACACCAAGCTCCGTCTCGATCGCCTTGACCGCGTCGTTGACGTTGGTGTGCTGGCTGTGGTGGAGGACCGGAGCGTCCGAGAGATTGTCGACCCCGGTAGGGTTGGTGAAGTTGTCGATCGCCGCTGGGTATCCGCTGGGCATCTCTTCTCCTTACAGGTACTTGAGTTTCCCTCGGATACGGAGCCGCGTCCCTGCTCCGAACGCCGAGCCTTCAATGCGCACTTGCGGACCGAGCGGATCGGCCGTGATGCCAAACATAGCGGGTGCATGACCGCCAGCGAACACCGTCTGCGGGTACACATCCGTTCCGCCTTGTGTGAAAGCGATTCCGATCCCGACCTTGCTGGTCCACAGGCTGGTGTTCACCACCCATTGAGAGCCGGAGGCAACGGTCCCGTTGTACTGGATGTAATGCCCGTTCCGATTGTCGATGATCTTCGGGTTCGTGGCTGGCCCATCCACCACCAAGTAGAGGTCTCGCATCGGGGCGGTTGCTGCGGGCCAGGGGTTAGGGAGGGTGATGTCGGTGTTTGCAGCTATGCCGACGTTCGAGTCGTAGTTGCTGTCGGCAACATCCTGCAAGAAGGCCCCTGGAACGATGAGTTCCACCGTGAACTCGGCCGTATACGGGTAAGCGGAGTGCATCTCCGGCGTGATGGCGGCTCCGAGACGGCAAAGAGCCTGCCGAATGTTGCTTCCGGCAACGTCTGTTTGGAGGCGCACGTCGAGAAGGCGATGCTGCACCCCGAACATCCGCTTCAGAGCGTCGAGATTCTGGGTGTACTTGAGATAATCATCGTTGCCTACAGGAACGGCTCCGTCTGCATCGGTCCCTCCGACCCACATGCTCAGTACGAGGCGGCCAGGTCCGTATTTCTTGTTGTAGACAGGGATGACACCGTCCCGCATCCCGGTGTCGATGTCCTCCCCGGCGATGGCCGGAGCCAGATCCCGACCGTTCCTCGTGGAGATGTTCCAGGCCAACGTGTCGAGACGGACCCCGTCTACCGTCACAGGCCACTTGCTCGTGTTGACCATCACAGAACTCCCAACGTAGCAAGGCGAGTAACCTCATCACTGAGGGTTTCCGCGTCCGTCTTACCGACAGGATTGTAGCTGTTGACAACGATCGTCGGTCCGGCGGCGGTTGGTGCCGGAGTGGGTGCCCCCAGCGTGGTAGATCCGCCCGCATTACCGACTGCGTCGGCGAAGACGGGGACAAAAGTGGGTAGGGCACCCGTTACGCCAGTAAGCGTTCTACGAACGTCTGCGACGCCCTCAGCCAGTGCATCGTTGAAGCCCTCCATGATCAGAGCACCGGCTGGGCGGAGCAGCTTCTTGTCCCGCTCCTCTGGTCCCTTCCAGTCCGGGATCTTGTCGGTCAGTTCCTTCAGCTTGCCCGTGACCTTGTTGATCATCGACGTGATACCGTCGATCAGGCCCTGGATGATGTCCTTGCCTGCGTTGATCAGCCACTTGCTCGCCCCGGCGAAGATGCCCTTGATCTTGCTGACGACGCCAGAGACCTTGTCGTAGGCGGTCTGGATCCAAGAGCCGATGGCCGAGGCCATGCTCGAGAACGCCGACACGGCAAGGTTCTTCGCCGAGTTGAAGGTGTTGACGATGAAGTCCTTGATGCGGCCAACCGGACCCGCCACTCGCGAGTAGATGCTGTTCCAGATGGAACTAACGAACCCCGCCACTGCATTGAAGATCGTTGTAACGAACGCCTTCACTGCGTTGAAGACCGTTGTAACGATGGCCTTGATCCGGTTGACCGCTCCAGTGATGAACCCCGCTACCGCATTCCAGACCTTTGAGGTGACGCCGGAGATGAAGTTCCAGGCAGCGGAGACGACGGTGCGGATCAGGTTGACCCAGGCCATCACGATCGCAATGATCTGCTTCACCACAAAGGAGATCGCGAACAGGATCAGCTTCATGGCCAGGGTGATCACCGCAACGATCAGGTTGAAGACAGCGGTAATCAGACCACCGAACACACCCCAGATCGCCTGCCATATCCCCTTGATGATGTTGAGACCGGTAGTGATGATAGAAGTGATGACACCAATGAACGCCATCACGATGCCCTTGATGACGTTGAAGATCGCAGTAAAGAACCCTGCGATGGCATTCCAGACCGTCATCGCGACCGACTTGATGCCGTTCCAGAGGCCACTGAAGAAGCCTGCGATCGACGAACCGACACTGGAGAAGAACCCAGCTATCCCGGACCAGACGCCCTTCAGAAAGGCGACAATCGCGTTCCACACCTTGACGGTGAACGCCTTGATCTTGTCCCAGTTCTTGATGATGAGGACGGCGAGCACCACAACCGCCACGATCACCAGAGCGATCACGGCGATCCAGCCCAGCAGGGCACCGACACCAATCCCGATAACCGCCGCCAGGGGTGCCAGGGCACCGAGCACAATCCCAATCGCACCAGCGAAGGCGATGAACGCTCCGACCACCGTGAGCACCACACCGATGATGCCGACGATGGTGATGATGGTCTTCTTCTGCCCCTCGGACAGGTTCGAGAACCAGTTGACGACGTCGTTGAGAGCCTGCGTGAGCTTGCGAAGGGCGGGGAGGAGGATGGTACCGACCTGGATCGCCACTGTAGAAAGGGATCCCTTGAGCTTCTCGAGGTCACCCTGGAAGTTGTTCTGCCGAGCCGCCGCGACCTGCTCCGCAGTCACGCCGTGGATCGACTTGGCCATGTCGTCGTAGCCCTTGGCACCGTCCTTCGTGAGGACAGCCGCCGCCCGGATCGCGTCGGAGCCAAAGATGGTCTGGAGGGCAACCTGCTTCTGGGCTTGCGTCAACCCAGCGGTGCTCTTGGCAAGGATGTCCTGAATGTCCTTCAGGGGCTTCAACTTGCCAGTCGCATCGAAGAACTGATTGGCCCCGTCCTTGGTGACGATGCCGAGCTCCTGCATCGTGGCCAGGGCCTTGTCGGTGGTGGGCTGGAGGTTGCTGAGCATCGTCTTCAACGACGTACCCGCGTCGCTGCCCTTGATGCCTGCGTTGCCCATCTCAGCGATGGCAACCGCCGTGTCCTCAAAGGACAGACCGACGAGGTTAGCCACTGCACCAACCTGCGACAGCGAGTGCCCGAAGTCCGTTACGTCAATGGCAGAGGCGTTCGCGGCACCCGCGATCAGGTCCGCGATCTTCGGCATCTGCTGTGCCGACAGGGAGAACTGATTCATCGCGTTCGATGCGATGGCGGCAGCTTCCGGGAGGGCGACCTCTCCTGCGGCGGCGAGGGCGACGGTGGCGTCGGCAGCACCGTTCAAGACATCCGGGATCGGAATGCCTGCCTTGATTAGCTCCTCCATAGCGGAGCCAGCTTCACCGGCCGAGAAGGCGGTGTCCGCTCCTAGCTGGAGAGCCTTCTTTCTAACGGCATCCATCTCCGGGACGGTTGCCCCGGAGACCGCCTGGATCGCGGACATCTGCTTCTCGAAGCCAGCGGCTTCGTTGACGGCACCGACGAACGCGGCACCGATGGCCGCCCCTACACCGCCGACCGCAGCCCCGACCTTGACGAGGCCAGGGCCAGCCTTGGTCAGCTTGCCGGTAAAGCCTTCAACGGCTTTCTCGCCCTTCTTAGCACCGGTTTCAGCACCCGAGGCGTCAATCTCGAGCTTCCCTCGGGCTGTGCCGAGATTGTAGTCCCCTGCCATCACCGTCTCCTAGAGGGTTGGCCTGCCCGCCTTGCCTCCGGCAACCACTTCGCGAGGATCTTCTTGGTCTTGCTTTCGGCTTCCTTCTTGGTCTTTGCTTCGATGTTTTTCAGTTCTGCGAGGAGCGCATCCCCGAAGGCATTGATGGCCCTGTCGAAGCAGTACCGCGTCAGGTCGTCTACGTCAAGACCAACCAAGTCACTCGGTCGGATCCTCATCTCCCGAGCCATCTGAAATGTCTCCCAGACGAGCTTCGTGTTCGCTACGAAATCGCTCGAGGTCGCGGGTACCTCCGACCGCGTAGTTGAAGATGAACATCTTGTCCTCGAGATCGATCTCGTCGGTGTAGACGTTCTCCTCGGTGTCCCGCTCGTCCTCCGAGATGGTCTCCCACGGAAGGTTGTCGAGGGCAACGGTCTGACCCTCGGCGGGCGGAACCTGACGCTTGTGGTAGGCAACCTTCGGCTCGACGATCACCTTCACCAGAAGGCGGTCCATCGCGTCCAGCATCTCCGCGAGAGCCTTCGGGTCCTCGAGCATGGCGTTCATGTCGGTGGGCCGGAGACCCTTGCCCTTGCTGATCGCCTGCTGCACGATCGGCATGAGGGTGTCCGGCAGGATGCCTTCGCTGAGAAGGGCTTGCGGGCCAGGCCTCTTGACGAGAGCCACGTTGCCCGAGGGGAGCTCCAGTTCCTCTCCCTGCTGCCGCTTCCACCCCGCCGCAGACGTCGGCCGCTTGGCAGGGTTGCCGCTCTTCTTCTTCGCCTTGCTGGTTGAGGCTGCCATCCGTGTGGTCCTCTCTTTCCTTGCCTCGGACAACTACTACGTCGGCTGGATGATCGCCGTCGACGTCTCGTTGTCGGTGAACGAGTACAGGTCGTCGTCGACAACCGAGCCGATCGCGGTGCCGCTAGCCTGCGTCACCCAGAACTCGCCGTCGTTGAGCTCGCCTTCGATGCCGCCGTCCGCCTTGCAGCGTTCGAGCGTCATGTGGAAGTCGCCGCCGGACTCGCTCATGGCCTGCCCCTCCGCCCAGAAATCGGGTCGGGGGTCGGTGGACTTCTTGGTGTACTTCTTGACCACGTTCGGGGTGACCCCAGACGTAGTCAGGGTGCCGCCGTTCATGATGACGTAGGCCTCGAGAGAGATACCACCACTGTCGAGCTCCCAGTCGACAGTCGCGCCAGAACCCCGCTTGGCAACGACCTTGTCGTCACCCCGAAGCTCTTGGTAGTCCTCCTTCTCCGAGAACGACATCGTCTGGCTGTTGGGAAGGTCGACCATCGTGCCCGGAGTACCATCCGGGTCCAACGGAGCGATCTTGACATCCCGAAGACCGTAGGGAAGTGAAGTCATCTCGTTTCCTCCTCTCTAACTGCTGGATCGCGGAACTTCATTGTTCGGAGTAACTCACCTTCATGGGAGAAACGATGGATCACGATGACGCCGGGCCTCTTGCCACACCGTTGCGAACGGCAAACAACCTCAATGAAGTTCTCATCGAGATTTGCAAACTTGATGCCGTTCGGACAGCGTAGCTCGTGCACCCTACTCCTCCGTGACCTTGAACTCCGCCTGCTCCCGAAGCCAGTTCTGGAACGGCTCCGGCTGCTCGGTGACGTCGACGCGGTAGTTGGTCTCGGGACCCCAGCGAAGGTTCTTCGTGATGTCCATCACGAGGCCATCCTTCACATCCTTCTTGCTCAGTTCCCGAGCCGACTGGCCCTTGATGCGCGGGGAGCGGTCGCTACCCACCCACTCAGCGATGAGCTTGGAGCCGCCGGAGTCGTTGCTTTCGGCAACGGCTTCCGTACCCTCGACGGTGTCGGCGTTCGTGGTTGTCTTCGGCATGTTCTACCCTCCTTCCGTTTGGGAGAATTCTACAGTCCGGAACCGATCACGCGGTATCCCGCGTTTCGAGCGTTGGCTCGATAGATGTCGTCAAATAGATCGACAGACGACCCTTCGAAGTCCACCTGCGTGATGTACTCGTCTCCGAACTGATACTGCTCCACCGCCTCGAGGACTTCTGTTGCCCTTGACAACACTCGGTCGATGGTCGTGTAGCTGCCCCTGGCTTGGTACACCCACAGTGTCAGCCGGGGCATGCGCTGCCCTTTGCCGACCGCTGTTACGCCTTGCCACGCCAGAACGGCAAACGGGGTGGTGGGGGTATCAGGGACCGCCCCGCGTTCGTACCACTTCTCTGCGGGGAGCAGGCCGGAGAGGGTGGGGTCCGTAGTGAGCAGGTTGAAGATGGCTTTTCTCATGTCGTTGCCCCAGGGAACCGTCGGTCGAGAATCTTCTGAAAGGTGTCCATGACCTCGGGACCGAAGTGATCGATCGTCGGCATGATGATGGCGTACTTCGCAGACCACCGCGTCTCGAGCCAGATGCCGTACGGCACCTGATGGAACAGCACGATGTAGTGCGTCTTGGAGTCCCGACCACTCCTTGCCGCCAGCCCGTTTCGCGCGTTGGAAGTGCGGTCCTTCCAAGGAGCGTTGAGCTTCGCGTAGTTCTCGAGCTTCGGCTCGTAGTACCGCATGGTCGTCGCGGCGATCTTGTCGATGATCCCCGGCAGGGCTTGCAGGGTTGGCGTCAGCGTGTCCGTCTCCATCGTCAGCCGCGCGAACTGCTTCGCTCCTTGCGCGTTGCCGCCGCTGTTGCGGAGTTTCGGACGCTTCCCTTTCGGAGGCATTTACGCCTCCCCGAGGTATTTGACCTCGCCCTTCTTCTCGTAGGTCGCCTTCTCATGCACGAAGAGCACGATGTAGCGGCGACCGTTGTCCGTGAAGGTGTCCCATCGAGAGATGTCTGCGTTCCACTCGCCGAGGAGGATGTAGTCGGGCTGCACAGCCTCGCCATCCAGCGTCTCTCGGAGCGGAGACATGTTGCCATGCTGGGGAATCAGCCGAAGTGTCTGAGGCGTCATCAGCGGGACGTACGTAACGTCGTAGCCGCCGGAGCCGTTCGACACTTTGTTGCGACGGGCAAGCGTTATCGCCTTGGCATCCGCGTCGATGAACGCCTTGGTCTGTGCCCGCAGGATGTCGGTCTCAGTCATGGCCGCGTGATCGCCCTTGTTCTAGGCCGATTCGCGAGAGGATCAACTACGTCCGGCAGCCCATCGTCGCCCTCCCGCAGCGACTTCTGGAGCAGGAGAGCGTTCTTGAGGAGATCGCTCATCTTGCGGCTGGAACCGGACTCGGCCACGTCGACCATCTGGCTGAAGGTGGTTGCCTTCACACCCCAGATGTCGGAGGCCGGAAGTTTGAGGTTGATGGTGCCGTCTGCGTTGCGGCTGTTGTCGATGAAGGTGCCGATGCGGTCGTCGGTCCAGCCGTTGGTGTCGTCCGCCTCGTTGATGAGCTCGCGAACGTAGGCGATCTCCGCAGTAGTTGCCATGAGCTACCTTCCTCGGGGGTGGTGGGTGGAGACCGGGCAGGCCATCTGGAGGCCTCCACCCACCAGACGGGGGACTACTCCGGCGCGTCGGCCTCGTCGTCCTCGCGAAGGCGGGCTACGAGCTCGCCCTTGTTGCCGGTAGTGACCATCGGATCTTCGCCTTCGTAGTCGGGGTCATCGACGCGCATCTCGTTGCGCTTGGTGATCTCGGCCCGAAGCTGCTCGTTGGTCCACTCGTCGTACGACTTCTCCGCCAGCGACTCATCGGCGAAGGAGCGCACCGGAACTTCGTTGCCCGAAGCCCCTTCCGCCCGAGCCGCCTGCACACCGCTCGTGCTGGCTGGCTGGGGGTCGGCACTGCCGCCCGGTACCGCCGGAGGCTGCTCGGTCGGAGTGCTGGTGTCGCCGCCGCTCGCCTTGCTGATGTGCGACTCGTACTCCTCGTGGCTCATGTTCTGCGCACGGAAGGCCACCGACGGGTCCACTCCGAGGTTTTCCATGTTCCGGCGGAGTCGGGTGGTGTCCCAGCGGTCGAGCAGATACTGACGGTCATCCGCCGACAGCGGCTTGTCCAAGTCGATCTCGCGACTCATGGTCTTCTCCCTTCTCTGTAACGGTTTTCTCGGAAGCGAGGGGCCGACCCTTGTTAGAGCCGACCCCTCACTCAGCCGGTGACTCAGGCGTACTGAGCCGGGATCGTGTAGCTGGCGTTCGCGGTGATCTGCATCACCACACCCGCTCCACGCTGCCGGATGCCGGTGCCGAAGCCTCGCTGGTAGTACGAGTCCTGCAGCGGGTAGTCCGGCTCGCGACCCTTGACGATGCGCAGGCCACGAAGCTCCTGCCGAGCGTGCTCGCGGATGCCGATCGGGTTGGTCAGAGACTCCTGACCACCAGTGGCGAACGCGACCATGTACCCAGCCGGGATGTAGTCCTCCTGCACGATGAGCATGTCGCCGTACGAGCCGATGACCGTCATGCCACGCAGCGAGTTCGACGGGCGACCGCCGTCGACGGTGCTGGTGATGAAGGTGTTCGGGAGGAGGAAGGTTGCCGTGTTGGTTGCCGGGATGAAGTCGAACTTCGCCGTACCGCCCGTGAGGGAAGTGCGGAAGGTTCGGATGACGTCACCCTCGGCCCGGTTCACCATGAGGACGATCTCCGCACCGTTCTGGCGGGAGTATCCGTGGTGCTCCAGGTGGTTGAACACGTCGTCGAGGTCGCCGGAGGTGACCGTCGCCGCACCACTCGTCAGGTAGTGGTTGTGCGTGCCGTCGAACGTGTTCGTGCGGTAGGTCGGGGGTACCGTTCCGTCCGCGTTGTAGAAGGCGTAGACGTTGTACGCCCGGTTCTGGATGTCGACTTCGCGGTTGGTGTTGCGGAACAGCGTCCGCATGATCTCGTTGAAGACAAGGCGGTTGTCCGCTTCGAGAACCGACTGGTGCACAGCCTCCACCTGAGCCGCCGTCGCCTCCGCGAGGAACTTCCAGGTGAAGCGGGTCGCGACGTCGTACCACTCGAAGTCGAAGCCCATCTGGAAGTACGAAGAGGTCGGCCGAACCGACTTCGGCACACCGAACTCCGACGCGATCTCGAAGTCCTCGCCGCCGCCGAACTGCGGGACGGTGACGATCGGCTCGTTGACGTTGTAGGTCAGGAACGAGACGAGGGTGTTCCGCTGGCTGTTCTGGATGGCCAGCGTCTGCTGGAACTCCGCCCAGATGTTGTTGAGTTGAACGCCATCCACCGTCTGGGTGATGACGTCGCCCTCGGTGTTGTAGCCTCGGTCACCACCAGCGATCGCGGTGACGATGCCGAGTTGCTTGCGCAGCCGGGCGTCGCGGAGAAGGTTCTTGTGGCCGGAGGCAACAGAACCGAACTCGTGGGTGGTCGGAAAGTACAGCTTCGGGAGAGTGAGGTTGCTCATGATTCAGCTCCCCACTCGCACGACGAGGCGCGTGGCCTCGACGGTGTGTCCGATGGGCTTGTCGGTGTTGGTGGTGGTCAGCGCACCAGCGGCCGAGCCGTAGTAGCTCGTACCGGCGACGATGCCCGCGTGGTTGACGTCCATCTCGACGACCTCGCCGTCGGTCATGACGTCCACGATCTTGTCCGCCTTGATGACCTTCGACAGAACGAGAACGCCCTTCACGCCGCTGTTCCCGGCACCCTTGACAACCTTGCCGTTCGCGTCCAGGCCGACGGCGAAGACCTTGTTGAGGTCCGCCTCCAGCCAGTCAGCCGCAAGGGGTGCGCGGAAACCGCCGTCGATGGGGTCGTACTTGTCGTAACGAGCCACGGTGGTCTCCTTCCTTTGTAAGCTCTGAGGGCCTGCTCTCAGTTGAGAGCGGGGTACTTCTTGCGGAGGGCGGCTTCATCGAGACCGTTGTTGGACCCGCTGTTGGTGCCGCTGCCCGCAGGTGTTCCGCTGGAGCCGGTGCCGCCTTGGTTGCCCTGGGCACCCTTTCCGCCGCCCTGACCGTTGTCGGCAGACGACTTCACGAGGAACGCCTTGTCCTTCGCGAGATCGTCCATCGCCTTCTTCAGGGCCTTCTTGTCGATGCTGCCGTCCTCGGCGTAGACCTCACTGAGGTCCA